GGCCATTAAAGCAATCCATGCTTGCAGTGCTACTAGTGAGCAAGTATTAGATATGCTATATCTGCAAAAAATGAGTGACACAATGGTCTATATGACGATTGGGTACCAGAAATCACAGTTTTATAATCATGTTAAACCCAAGGCATTAATGGAGTTTTCGGAGGCATTTATGTACGATGATATTAAAGCATACAAATAAAAATCGGAGTTTTATCGGAGTTTTGTCGGACAAACATCGGAGTATGATCGGACTATTTGCCTTAAAAAAGGGTGTAAATTAGTAACATGGAAAGATTGAGATAGGTGATCGGGTAGCTCCGTTATCAGCGAAATACCAGAAACCTGTGATGGGGCTGAAGTAATCCGACTAATACTCTTCATAAAATCAGCTCCCATTTGTCCCTTAATAACCTGCGCTTCGATAGAGCAAAATGGTTTATCAAAAAGCAAGTCGCAATTGACAGTGTGAAGTCAATCGGGCTATCGACCCGTTATTTTTGTTGGCTACGGTGCAAGCAACTTAGAGGTTTAGAGCTTGCGTACATATATATGAGACGTCATAATCAGCGTCGTTAAATAAGTGAGCGGAAAATATTTTCCAAGTCGGCTACTAGGTCGGCTTTTTTTGTACATACAAAGCTAACGTGCAGCGGAATAACAATAAACATTAAGCGTACAGCACTGTTAGCTTTCTATAGTTGCATCAACATCCGTCAAGCGCGCTGACGGTTACATAGAAAGGACTGATCAATATGGTATCAAGAGCTAAGCGCACAGATTATGGATTGGTCAGTTGCCAGTATGAGCGTGACGTGATTGCTGGAATTGACAGAAGATATGAACGAGAGCGTCGTGCTAAACAGCATGACACTTTTAGTTTGCGTAGAAAACGTGAAATAAAAACGTGGAACAAGGAGACGGCCAAATGAAATGGTTAATGATAATTAACACACGACTGGCAATCATTGAGGATGATCATGCCTAGAGTACGCAGGTGTCGTCAGCCAGGATGCCATCAGATGGTAGAACTACCAGACCATTATTGCAGTGAACACTACGAGCATGAAGCAGAATACTTAGCAAGTCGTGAGAAGTGGGCACGCGGCAATCAACGTGATAAGCATAAGACACACATTTATAATACTGTCACGCGTAATCGTAGTGAGGCTAAGCAGGAACAATATAACTTCTATCGTACTAGACAGTGGGCATATCTGCGCCAACAAGTATTGGATCGAGATCATTACTTATGTCGTTACTGTCAAGTCATCGGCAAGCTCACACCAAACAGTAAGACGGTTGATCATATCGTGCCAGTGGAAGCACAGCCATCAAGCAAGGCAGACATTGATAACCTTGCTGTGATCTGCCGCAAGTGTCATCACAAAAAGACTGAATGGGAGCGTCAATACTATGGCACAGGTGATGGCAATGTGCGTACTAACGCAAAACCCGTCAATGATATTACCCAAATAAGTATGTTAATGAATAGCCAATGCCGTGAGAGCTAATATAAGCCGTTTTAAGAACGTTTAAAAAATAATGGTCAATTATATTAATGACAAATAAAAATTAACCCCGCCCCCCTTATGAAAGACGAGAAGAGCACACGCACATCAATGCGCGCGCGCGGCGCAACAAATTTGAAAATGGTTAGGTAGGGGGGGTATTCACTGCAAAAAACATACATAATTTTTATAGAAAGGAGGCAAAAGTATGCCCAAAAAGCCGTTTTATCAACAAAATGACGGTCATTTGTCATATGATCCACCGAAACATTTAGAATCGCTTGCCAAGGAGTGCTGGCGTAAAGTTGTGCCTTTTTTAGAGGAAACGAAACGAGTTAAGCGGATCGATTCAATGCTAGTTGAATCCTATTGCACCCAATATCAAGAATACCGTGATGCGTATAAAACGTTGATAGACGAGGGCGCACAGCAAAAAGTATACCGTTCTTTGCAAAATAGCGAAGGAAAAATAATTGGTAAGGATTTTACCGGTTGGAAGCAAAATCCAGCAGTTGGTCGGCTAAAAGAAGCCACCAAAAACATGAGTACATTAGGGATCCAGCTCGGATTATCGCCAAAGTCGCGTGAAGAATTGTTTAAAACAGTCCAAAGCTCCGAAAGCAAGAAATCGGCCACAGATAAGATGAAAGATTTCTTTGGTGGTGATAAATGATGAAAATAGATTTAACGCAAACACATGATGTTATTGGAGCATATCGAAGTATTGATTATGATAACGTGAGAAGCCAATATACAGATGCAGGCACCGTATATTGTTTTGACGTTTTAGACGGTAAAGTGATGGCAGGATATGATATTAAGTTAGCTTGCTTCCGCCACTTACAAGATTTATCGCGTCAGAATACTAGCGAATTCCCATATCATTATTCGTCAACCGAAGTTACCAAGATTTTGAGATTTGCTTCAATTTGTCCAGAGATCAAAACTAAGCGGCCAGTTAAATTAATGGGGTGGCAAAAATTCGTGTTGGCGATGTTGGTTGGCTGGCGCAATGAAAACGATGATAAGCGATTTACGCGAGCAATTATTTCAGTGGCGCGGCACAATGGGAAAACTTATCTGATGTCAATTATTACTTTATATAGCTATTTAATTGAATCATTGGGTGAATCTAGTCAACAATTCTTAGTGAGTTCAATTAATTTTAAGCAAACCAGTCAATTGATGAGTTATGTAAAACAGATGCTGATTGATCTAGCACAAAAAGAACCATTTAAAGATTTAATCGATGACTTAGATATTAATCAAAAGTCGTTGGCGTCACAATCTGATATTATCGTTTCCCCTAAAACATTTAGCAAAATTTTGGCAGTGACATATGAGTCCGGACAATATGATTCGTTTCACTTTAAAACAGCCATCGGTGATGAATTTGCGGACCCGAAGGTGGCGGATAATCAAAAGACATCTAAGATCACGTCTGGGCAGGTTGATGTTACCAACAAGCAATTTATTCAGATTGCGACGGCCTATCCCGATGCAACTGTACCTTTTCGTCAAGATGAACAAAGAATTGTTGCTAAAATGGAAGCCGATTATAAACGTGAAGGTGAGAACTATCTAGTTCTTAACTGGTCGCAAGATTCGGAAGATGAAATCTATAAGCCAGCAACCTGGGAAAAGAGCAACCCACTATTAGGAATGGCTGAAAAACATGACAAATTGATTCTGGATATTAAGAACGAACGTGACAATGATTTGCTGGCTGGTAATGTGATCGATTTTCAAAATAAATCAATGAACGTATGGACCCAGCAGTCGGTTGATAGTTTCCTGACATTAGATGATATTGAACGTGCCGTTATTAGCGATTTTGATAGAGATAATCGCCAAGTATATATTGGTTTTGATTATTCCATGTTCAGCGATAATACTGCTCTTGCATTTATCTACCCGTATATTGAAAACGGTAAAAAGAAATGGCACGTTGAACAGCATTCTTTCATTCCTTGGCAAAAAGCAGGCTCAATTGATATTAAGGAAAAGCAAGATGGTATTAATTATCGTGAACTAGCTAAACAGGGCTATTGCACGATCACTAGCCATCCACAAGGATTGATTAACAACGAGCAGGTTTACACGTGGATGCTGGAATATATAGAGCGGCATCATTTGGAAGTTATCTTCTTTGGCTATGATGCCTGGGGAGCAACACCAGCGATTAAACAAATGGAAATTAATACTAGTTATCCTTTGGAGGCCATTAGGCAGCGAACTAGTGAATTAAAAGACCCAACTAAATTTCTGCAAAAAATATTTGTAGAAAGCTCGGTTACCCGGTTAGATGACAAAATCATGGCCAAAGCACTTCTGAACGCTAGAATTGTTGAAGATAAAATCGGTATTCAAGTGGATAAAGCACAAGCTACGATGAAAATTGATGTGGTTGATGCCATTATTGATGCACTATATCAAGGCATGTACCACTTTGAGGACTACGGGATCGTTAATGACAAGTCACAAGAAGTGTCCAGAATGACAACGGAACAAATTGAAGCATGGCTGACTAGTTCAGAATCGGGCATGACAGATGGAGATGTTTAAAATTAGAAAATTATTAATGGCAATTAAACACTATAATGATGCAATCTGTTACGCACTAGCAGGTATCTTCGGCACAATTAGTGCGTTTTTGTTTGGCCTAATTCCAGGAATGATTTTCCTGTCGATTTTGTGGCTCATGTTTGGCTTATTAATTGATTTGCCAGCTACTAAAGGTGGTGGTCAATAATGGCTATTTTAAGAGGCAAGTTTCAAGCGTTATCTAGCAGCAAACAAGCCTACTCGTTAAGCGATGATAATATTATGAGCATTTTTGGCAATGGAACCGGCGTTCAATATGTGAGTGCTGATGTTGCCTTGCAGAATTCGGATATCTATTCGGTAGTGACCCAATTATCAGGCGATTTAGCCAGCGTTAGTTATAAGGCAAACATGCCACGTGCACAAAGTATTTTAGACGCGCCAAGTTCAACATCTAATCCACGCGGCTTTTGGCAATCAATGTTTATGCAGGCATTGCTAAACGGCGAAGCGTTTGCTTATCGCTGGCGTAATGTTAACGGCGTTGACTTGAGATGGGAATATTTGCGTCCGTCACAAGTGAGCACATTCTTACTGGAAGATGGGTCTGGATTGATATATACAGTCACGTTCGATGAACCACAAGTTGGTGTGATTCAGGCAATCCCACAGTCAGACATGATCCATTTGCGCTTATACAGCAAAGATGGTGGTAAAACTGGTATCAGCCCACTGTCAGCATTGTCTAGTGAGATTAACATTAAAGATTTATCAAACAAATTAACCCAAAACGCTTTATCACAATCGGTAACATCACCTGGTGTTTTAAAGATCAACAATGATAAAGGTTTGATTAACTGGAAGATAAAGGCATCGCATTCACGAGAGTTTATGCGACAAATGGCAGAGTCAAATAATGGTCCAATTGTCATTGATGGATTGGAAGATTGGACACCACTTGAAATTAATTCAAACGTAGCTAGTCTCTTATCGTCAGTTAATTGGACGTCAACACAGGTTGCCAAGGTATACCAAGTACCAGATAGCTATTTGAACGGTACAGGTGATCAACAATCCAGTCTTGATCAAATCAAGGGTAATTATGCCAATGCGCTTAATCGATATGCCCAGATGATTGTTAGTGAGCTAGACAACAAACTATCAGCAACCGTGACAGCCAATATTAGGCCAGCTATTGATCCGTTAGGTGATGATCTTGCGGCCAATCTTGGGGCACTTGTTAAAAATGGAGCTATCGCAACTAATCAAGTTAGCTGGTTGCTACAGCAAACAGGATATTTCCCAGCAGATATGCCGGAAGCTAAAATACAACCGACTCAACAAGTAGTTATTCAATCAAATGATAAAGGTGGTGATAACGATGACAACAGTACCAATTAAAGGCGTTATTTCGAGTGACGACGATGCCGAAGTGTACGAATTCTTCGGCTATTCTGTTGCTACTCCGACGAGTGTTCAAGATGCACTAGATGCAGCACAAGGAATGCCAGTAGTTGCAGAGATTAATTCTCCAGGCGGCGATGCTTTCGCTGGTTCTGAAATTTACACGGCATTAAAGAATTATGCCGGTGACGTGGAAGTAGATATTGTGGGCTTAGCGGCATCTGCAGCTTCGATTATTGCGATGGCAGGTGATACCGTGAAGATTTCGCCAACAGCACAAATGATGATTCATCGAGCTTCAACCGTGTCACAAGGTAATTCAGACGATTTGGCCAGTGATTTGCAAGGGCTTGACTCAACTGACCAAGGAATTGCCAGTTTATATGCTGAAAAGACAGGTATGGACGTGCAAGATATTTACAAAATGATGTCTGATGAAACTTGGATCAATGCACAAGATGCTGTTAAACAAGGTTTTGCGGACGAAGTTATGTTTGCTAAACAACCAGCAACGGTGACCAACATCGCAAATGGCTCATTATTCAGTAAAGATGTGATTTCTAAGGTTAAAACGTTGATGAGAAAAGCGGCAAAGCCAGATCCATCAAATGCAAAAGAAAATAAAACCGAAAACAATGGTCAATCTGCGGATTCTGAAATGAAGAGCAAATTGGCTATTTTGTTTGGCAAAGATAAATGAGGAGGGCACTAAGATGCCAAAAATTAATGAATTAAAGAAAGCTTTTGAAGACGCAGGCGCTAATGTACAAAATATTGAGGACAAGCGTCAAAATATGGCCATTAAGCTTGGCGAAGACCCTGACGCATATACTGCGGAAGACTTGCAAACCATTAAAGATGAATTTGATAAGGCCTCTAAAGTACGAGACTTTGCTAACGAAGCACTAGAGACCGCTCGTGCAGCCGAAATCGCCAACATGTCAAAAGAAGACATTAAGCCACTAGATAACAAGGGAAAAAATCTCAAAGACGAGTTTGTTAAGAATTTCAAGGGTATGATCAAGGGCGATCCAAAGGTTATGAACCTAGTAACATCATCGACTGACGAATCAGGCAATGCTGTTGGGTTAACAATTCCACAAGATATTCAAACAGCAATTCACACCCTGGTTCGTCAATATGACTCACTGCAACAATACGTTAACCATGAGGCAGTTACTACACAAACTGGATCACGGGTTTATGAAAAGTGGACGGATGTAACACCATTGGCTGATTTAGACGATGAAACGGCCACGATTGGTGATAACGACGATCCTGAATTAACGCTGATCAAGTACGCTATTCATCGCTACTCAGGAATTACAACGGTAACAAACTCATTGATCAAAGATACTGCGGACAACATCTTGGCATGGTTATCAAGCTGGATTGCCAAAAAGACGGTTGTTACTCGCAACGCCAAAATTATTGCAGCGATGAATGCAGCTCCAACTAAGCCAACCTTGGCAAAGTTTGACGATATTATTGACATGATCAACACTTCTGTCGATCCAGCCATCAAGCAAACATCGTTCTTGCTTACCAACACATCCGGTTGCAATGAACTATGCAAGGTAAAGGACGCAATGGGGCGTTATTTACTGCAACCTGACCCTACACAGCCAGATCAAATGCTAGTTCGTGGCAAGAAAGTAATTATGGTAGCTGACAAGTGGTTGCCAAATGCTGGGACAGCAGCAGCTCCTGTATATCCATTGTATTACGGTGATTTATCACAAGCCGTTACTTTGTATGATCGTGAAAACATGTCACTGCTGGCAACTAACATTGGTGCTGGTGCGTTTGAAAAAGATCAATACAAGATTCGTGTCATTGATCGCTTTGATGTTGAAGCCACTGATAGTGACGCATTTGTTGCTGGCTCATTCAACGCTATTGCAGATCAGCCAGCTAACTTTGCGGCTAGTGCTACAACCAACGGCTAACAATTAGCTAATCAACGTCGCCTAAAAAATACACAGTACCTAACGGGGCGGTTGTAAAGGAGTGATGACATGGCAGATAGCGTTGTATCAGTGTCAGACGTCGGCAACATGATGAACTTAGATATTGATGATTCTGATACGCTCATGAGCGCCTATATTGATGCGGCTGAACAGTATGTTAAAAACGCCGTAGGCACGGATATCACTAATTTCTACACAGATGATAGTACAAGTGTGCCGGCACTATTTAAAGTTGCCGTGATGTCACTAGCAGGCACGTATTATCAGTATCGGATCGCGATGTCGGATACGCAAACGTATGATATTGACCTCACTTTAAATAGTATTATCGGTCAACTCCGCGGTCTCTACGCACAAGCATATGAGGAGGCGTATCCGGATGACCAAACGAATCCTACCCAGTCAGTTTAATCACGTGGCTGATTTTGGAAAACAAGATAAAGTCACTACTGGTGCCGGTGTTAATATTCCAAAATTTCAGTTTGCTTTTACGCTGCATTACGCTCCTGTAACGCGGTCGTTAACCCAGCAGTATCTAGCACAACAGGTTTCTAATGCAGACACAATTGTGATCGCCATTAGGCATAATCCTAAAGTGAGTCAAAACATGTTGGTCAATATTGACGATACGGAATATGAGATATCAAGTCTTAGTGCTAATGATCAATTTGATATTAATGCCTATGATTATCTAACACTGGTCGATAATAAAAAGGTAGGCGCTTAATATGGCTGAGACTAAAGATATGGCTGATCAGCTAGGCGATTGGTTAAAGATGATTCGCAACAGCTCGCTAGATATCAACGTTCTGTGGCAAGCAGAGATTACGAAAGCAGGAGCCGAAGTGTTCGAGAAAGAACTGGAAGCAGCCACTCGTGATAAGCACTACTCTAGCCATGACGATAAGGTCTATGGGCATATGGCTGATGGGATATCTTACATGAATAGTGACATTGATGGCACTAAGAATGGTAAGTCGACAGTCGGGTTCAAAAATCGTTATCATGGCATGAACGCGATGCGATTGAATGATGGTACTAAGTCGAGACCAGGGGATCACTTCGTCACGAATTTAATCAATGATGAGAAAATTCAGAAAAAGGTGCTTCAAGCTCAATTTGATAAGTATCAAGAGCTGTTAGGTAAAGAGGAAGAAGATGAAATCTAGTGTTAGCGACGCTACGCGCAAAAAAGGTAATTGATAGTGCTAATTACGGCATGACTGCCTACACCAATAATTTACCAACCACAGAAGTCGAAAACACGGATGACACCATTATTCTAGTAACCGATGTAAGTACCAAGCCAGAATTGTATGGCAATGCTGAGATTAACGGTTTCTTTCAAGAAGTAGAAGTTCAAGTATTTTACAAATTGGATAATGACGATCCGAGTGACTTTGAGGCTGGTTTGATTAAATTGTTTAAAAATAATAATTGGTCGGTTGAAGATATTCACCCGCACACTGTGGACCCCAAGACATATCAAATGTCTGCGGTCTTTTATTTTGGATATTTAGAAATAGAAAATTAAGAAAAGAGGAAACTAAATGCTATTTGATGGTATTGCAGGTGCTTTTTTGGCACTTAAAGATAGTGATACAAATGAACTGATTGCGGATGCTACGAAAGGTCTATCTGCTAATGGTATTTACGAATTAAATCATACAGTTTTGGGTGTTGCAGAAGCTAAGATCACAGGACTTCAAGGCAAGCAAGCCCAGATTACTGGAAATAATACAATTCAGTACGTCTACAGTGATCCCACGGCCCCAACAGTAGCTCTAACAGTGAATGATTTACCAATCGACATTGGAAACAAATTGACCGGGGTTTCGGCTTCCGGATTAGGCTACGCTGATGACGGAACGGTGCCACTGGGAGCGGTAATTGTTAAAGTGCCTAGTTTACGGATGCCAGGAGTCTTTGTTTATTATGCTTTCCCAAGTGGCTCGTTTACTCTTGGTGATCCAGACTTCAAGTCTGATGATACATCGAAGAAGAACGTTACGACAGATTCTTTAAGCTTCGCAGCTATCACTGATGACAATATTGGTGGTAAGTTATATCGAACATATTTGTCTAGTGACGATGGATTCAGCGAAGACGCGATGTTCAAGGACTTATTCCCAGACTATGTATCGTCAAAATAACTTCCCCTGTAGCCGTCACAGGTGTAGCACTGAATAAGACAACAGACAGTTTAGCCGTCAATGCGACTGACAAGTTAGTTGCTACAGTGACACCAACCAATGCTACTACTACAACCGTTACATTTGCTTCAAGTGATGCAACAGTAGCAACCGTAGCATCAGACGGTACAGTAACAGGGGTTAAAGCGGGAACTGCAACAATTACGGCAACAACAGCAGATGGATCATACACTGCTGCATGTGTGGTAACAGTTACCGCCGCATAGAACAATTTCAAGTCGTCATTATGACGGCTTTTTGTATACATAAAATTAAAATTGGAGGAATTACATTATGGAAATCTACATTAAACAGCTGCATCACAAGTATCAAGTGAAACAATCTAACAAGAACATGCGCAAGGTTTACACCACCCAGCTAAAGATGGCTAAAGTCAATGATATTAACAGCAAGCCGGTAGAAGATCAAATTAAAGAGGCACTAGAATTAACGGACGCCCTAGTTAATTTTGTCAAGGAAGTACTTAATCTCAAAGGTAAGTATGCAGACATGATTGATGATCAAGAATCCGCAGAAACCATTGAGATTGCTTCATACATTTGTCAAAGAATCATGGGACTAACTGACAAGCAAATCGAAGAGGGAGCTAAAGAAGACCCAAAAAAGTAAATTGGCATGAACGAGTCCATATTTTACAAGGTAAAATAGAGGATTCAGATTATGCCGAGCAGCAAGCAATAATTCAGCTTCATTGGGGTACCAATCAATATGAAAGTGAGGACTTCTTCCGCATGGGTGAGGTTCTAGCAGCTCGTAAACCAGAGGATCGGCCTCAAGACCCATTGGACTTTTTATCAAACTAGAAAGGAGGCAATCACTAAATGGCAAAAGTAACCAATGTAATGGCGACTGAAATGGCTTTAGATGTCATGAAGGCTTCTACTGATCTAAAGGCGTTAACTCAGGTAGTTTCAGCTAATCAATCGGCATGGAAAGCACAAACGGCGGCATTAAAGTCAGCTGGTGACTACGTAGGTGCATATGAGGCTAAAGTAGAAGGACTTGGCGGTTCGATTGAGGCTCAACAAGATAAACTGGACGCTTTAAAGGATAAGCAATCCGACTTAGGACTGGAAACGTCCAAAGATGCACAGAAGTTTGTTGAATTAAAAGACAAGATTGATGAACTAAAAAGTGCTCAATTTGAGGTAGATGACTCTACTGATGATGGCAAGACTAAGTTTAAGGAACTTGGAACACAGATTTCAGAGTTAACCGAGCAACAAGACAAGCTATCACCAGCAACCGTTAAACTCGCCGAGGATTATGAGAAGTATCAACGGCAAATCAATCAAACAGAAGCCCAAATTGTCTCCTTGGAAGCACAACAAGATCGGGCTAAGGAATCCTTAGATTATCAAAAATCTGGCTTGGTTGAAGTGCAACAGGCATACGAAAATAATAACAAAGTTATGCAGGCGCATGTTGAACGTTTAAAAGCCGAAGGAAATGAAGATGAAGCCAACCGCACCAAGCTAAACGGTCTAACCGAGGGTCTTGGCAGGCTTAACGAAAAATACGATTTGCAAGTAGCAGAATTAAAACGGCTTGAATCAGCACAAAACAAAGATAATGAAGCGATAGCTAATCAAAAAGTACGTGTTGATGAAACGGCGACTGCTATGGCTAAGGCTAGAACAGAAACTAGTGAGCTACGAGCGTCTATGGAAAAGCAACCCAATGCTTATTTTTTGAGTATGCGGGATAAAGTGTTTCAACTCAAAACGGCCGAGGAAGCGACTGCTAAACAGTCCCGCCATCTCGGTGACATTATTAAAGGGAGTTTTCTTGGTAACACGTTAAGCAATGCTTTTGGTATGCTCACTTTTAATATTGGTGAAACGGTTAAAGCTGGTTATGAATCAGCCGAAGTCGCTACTGAAATGGGTGAAAAGTGGAAGAACATTGGAGCTTCTAATAAGGATGTGGCACAACTAGGGCTGTCTGTTAAGTCACTGAAAGAAAATACCAATTTATCGGCTACGGCGGTTGGGAATTTGGTCACGCGTTTCTACTCCACAACTGGGTCAGTGAAACAAGCAAACGCCTTAGCTAAAGGCGTGGGTAGTTTATCAGATCAATTAAAATTAAGTCAAAGTCAATCTGACGCTTTCGCTAATGGGTTATCCAAGATTGAATCAGCGGGTACCGTTACCAGTTCAAGCTTAGGCCGGTTGGAAAAATCAGCTCCAGGTATGTCTGCGGCTCTGCAAAAAGCAAGTGGCATGTCCCAAAAGTCATTCAATGATCTTGTATCATCAGGGAAAATGACTTCCGATCAGTTTAATCAAATCTTAGCTAAAGCATCCAATAATTATAAAGAAAATAGCACTGAATTTGATAAATCATCTGCGGGCGCTATGAAACATATGCAACAAACCTGGGCAGATACACGGCAAGCCTTGATGAAGCCACTAGTTAAAACATCTGCCACGGGACTTACTAGTTTAAACAAGGCTCTGAATAACAAGCAGACTCAGACTGGTGTAGAAAAGCTTGGTACAGGTATTGCTAAACTTGCGACCAAAGCCGCAAGTTTAATCAATTTCTTAGCGAAACATCAAACGGCTGTAGCGACCTTCGGCAAGGTGTTAATTGGTGCCTTTGCCGTTAAGAAGATCATGGGTGGTGTAACAACATTCAGTTTGGGGCTTAGTCGCATGGTGATTGCACTAAAGGGTTATACAACTGCAGCCAAGACTACTGCAGTAACTCAAAAAGCGTTAAATATTGCTATGAAAGCCAACATATTTATTGCCGTGGTTTCTGCAATTGTTGCGATTGGTGTGGCGCTAGTAGCCCTCTATAAGCACAATAAGAAGTTTCGCAATTTCGTCAATGGGATTGCGAAAGATGCTAAGAAGTATATTGGCCAAGCCGTGGATGCCGTGAAGAACCTCGGCAAATGGGCTGGAAATATTGGCAGTGGCGCCAAAAAAGGTTGGAATAACTTTACTAAGTCCACTTCTGATGGCACTAAGAACGCTGTGAAGTCTTTCTTAGGTCTGAAAAATGACGCTGGTAAACACTTATCAAACTTGTGGAATTCAGGTAAATCTACTTTCTCAAATGGGTGGAAGACAGTAACTAGTGCCTCACAGTCTGGTGCTCGTAGCGTCGGTAATTGGTTCAGCAATATGGCTGATGACACCCGCAAAAAGGCTGTTCAGATGTTTAACAATCACAAAACAACCTTTAATTCGGGCTACAATGTGCTGAACAATCTAACGAGCACCTGGCATGATTTTCAGACTGGTAAATGGGGCAAACTTGGTAGTGACTTGAAGAATACTGCTAACTCCATTAATTCTTTTGTCCATAATATCTTTGCCGATATGTACAACAAGCTTAATCAAATGACGGGTGGACGTCTGGGCGACATGGTCAAATGGTGGCAGGATAAAATGAAAGCCATTGGTGACACTGTATCGGACGCTAAGGAGTCCATTCATAAACACTTCGTGGACTTGGTTAGAGACATCATTAAGCCATTTAACGATATGCTGTCGGGATTAGAAAAAGGTATCAATTGGGTTCTGGACAAGGTCGGTGCAAGTAAGATTAGTGGCGACTGGAAAATTCCCCTGCCTAGTTACGCTCAAGGAACTAAAGCCACTCATCAAGGTGGCTTAGCTAAAGTTAATGACGGTCAAGGCGCTAATTATCGCGAAATGTACCACTTACCAAACGGTCAGATTGGTATGTTTCCAGATGTAAAAAATATGATTGTACCCTTACCTAAAGGCACTAGCGTGTTAAACGGTGATAGTTCTGCACAATTAGCCAAGGCGATGCATTTACCAGGCTATGCCAGTGGTGTGGGTGACTTCTTTAGTGGACTCTGGAATGGTGCTAAGGACGTCTTAGACGACACCGAGGATATCTTAAAGAAGCCAGCTGAGTTCATGGAATCATTATTTAATCATTTCTTGGGCAACACTTCGAGCAAGATTAGCCTAGCCAGTGATATCCTTACGAAATTCCCGATAACAGTCGCTAAAGACGCAATTAAGTGGGTTAAGAAATTGTTTGCGGATATTGCTAATCCAACAGGTACTGGAGCTAAACAGTGGGAACCAATTATTAATGAAGTTGCTGGAAGGATGCATGTTGATCTTTCAGGAGCTGGTATGAATGCTATCTTGCATAGAATCGCGCAAGAGTCAAAGGGGTCAGCAACGGTTACTAACAACTGGGACTCCAATGCTAAAGCTGGTCACCCTTCTACTGGCCTTTTGCAATATATCAAGCCAACCTTTGAACACTGGTTACCAAAAGGTTTCACCAATGATATTCATAATGGAGCTTCACAAATTGCTGCAATGTTCAATGACTCGAACTGGTTAAAAGATATTAGTGTAAAAGGTGGTTGGGGTCCAACTGGTCACAAGATGTATGCCAACGGTGGTGTTGCGACTACCGCAAGTATCTTCGGCGAGGCTGGTGCTGAAATGGCTATTCCTTTGAATACTTTGAGTTCTTCGCGAGCTTGGCAGTTACTAGGGCAAGTCGTGGACTATTACCGCGGTGGTACCTCAAGCACAACTAGCGTTACAGCAGATAACTCCGATGTAGTTGCTGAACTTAAATCAGTTAAGTCTTATCTAGCTACTTTGGTTGGCTTAGGAACTGATCAAATAACTGCTACTAAAGGGATTGGGACATTTGACCAAAAAACCCAATTAAAATATGAAGCACAGGAACTATCCAAGCAATCTTGGACGACCATTTAAATAATTAATTAAAGAAAGGAGGAATACATATGCGGTTACGACCACAGTTATATATTCAAGTTGGTTCTGATGAGGAATTTAACTTGAATGATAAAATTCCCGACTTGAAGTTCTTGGGACTTGATGGATCACCTGTCGTCAATAATGCGTATACCGATAATAACGGTGTTGACGGCTCGGTGCTTAACTATTCGACTTTTAGTCGGAGTACTATTACAGCAAACTTTTACATGCATTTCAGTGACTGGCGCAACTTTCAAGGCCTCAAGGATCGCATCTACAAGTTGTTTGACAATCGGCAAGTGATCCGATTGCGGACAGATGCACAGCCCAACATGGCTATTTATGTGCGGTCCACTAGCTTTGATATTAAACAGACGATGGATCGCTCACAAGACACTACAATCAGCATTGTCTTCGATAATCCAACCGGGTATAAATATTCCTTGTTGCGTACCGATGCCATGACAGACTTATTTGACGATTATCCACTCGGCTATGATATCCCAATCCAAACAGCGGATGATTACTATGCTACTGGCAACTCCATCACCATTTTAAACGGTGGCGATGTGGCCATTGATCCTTATTACCAGCATCATGATTTAAAGGTTAAAATCCATTATGCGGGCGATGAATTGGCTATCTACAACCACACAAATGACAGTAGTTGGCGATTAACTAAGACTTTAACCAAGTCTGACGTAGTCTTGATTGATGGTATTGATACCTATGTCAATGGTACTTTAGCCACTGATAGCACGGATTACAATACTTTAGTGCTGGACGTTGGGCAGAACGACCTTGCTATTGGCGGTAGTTCCGACTTTGATGTGACGTTTAGTTTCCCTTATGTATTCTTAGACTAGAGGTGAAGTTATTTGGATAAATTACTGGTGACAGCCCACAATGGGACAACTAAGATTCCACTGAATTGTATTCTTAACAACACCTTCTATGAACACTGGGAAGCCAATAATACTTGGGAACTCCAATTAACAGTCTATGATGACAACTCAGTCGCCTACAACTATCTCAGTGTTGAGGCAAGTCTTTATTGGGATGATCAAGAGTTTATTATCAAGCAATTTGAACCGGATTACACTGGCGGTGTGACCACGATCCAGATTGTGGCCACCCATGTCTACGCTGAAATCTCACGGATCAGACAATATAATACGAAATCAGGGACACTTACTTATACACCAGCGAGTGTCCTTTCTTATTACCTCGATGATACTACTTGCAATACTCTAGGATACACTTATGAAGTTATTGGAACTTTTGACTCTGATACAATTACCAACTTAGGCAATAACTCAGGTCAAGACATGCTAAGTCAGATTCTCAGCACGTGGCCAACAGCGATTATCTATCCAGACAATAAAAATATTCGGGTGTACTCAGCGGATGCTTTTGCCGTGGATCATGGCAATCGGATTGATTATTTGCACGATACTAATGAAGTCACGTTGACGTATGACTCTACCAGCATTGTTAACTCAGTTAAGTGCTACGGAGCAACCGAAGATACATCATCAACGACTGATGACACAGACGATGATACCGAAACCTATTACTTCACACCGTTTGTCGTTCAAGATGACGACAGTGTGGCCGAATGGGGTATTCATAGTGGCGAAGATATCTCGGATGATCGATTTACTATCGCCGCTGACATGAAGGCTTATGCGTTAACTCAACTGGTCACCGAGCCAAGTTTATCCATTGAGATCAAGTCCTTACAGAACATGAAGCCGATTGCCGGTGAAATCAGACGACTAGAGGTTCGGCCAATTGGGTATGCCACTAAGGTTCAAGTGTTGGAATATCAGTACTACCCATTTGATCCGAGCCAAGAAACTGATATTGTCTTGAATAACACGGCCAAGACCATCATTGATTATCAATTGAAGCTGGCCAGTAATGCCGCTAACTTAGTGGCTCAACAAAAGAACAAAATTAACAGTTTGACTAGCACCATTGATACTTTGGCCAGCACTACAAGTAATCTAACGAGTTCAGCGAAGACAACCGCTGAGACGATTGCGGACTTGCAAGCCCAAATTGCGGCCTTACAAAGTTCTTCTTCTTCGGACTCCGACAGTTCATGGACATCAGGCAGCATGTTTGTTGATCTGTCATCTAATAATGGGACTACCTCAACGACTGATCAGGCCGCTAGTTGGTACACCAGTCTTTATAGCAAGGGTGTTAAAGGCGCCATGATTAAGCTAACTCAAGGTAGCGATAGTGGAACGGATTACACCAATCCAATTTTTGACTCCCAGAAAGCCAATGTGATTAGTGCGGGTATGAAATATATCGGATCATTCCACTACTTTACCGCTACGTCAGTATCAAATGCGACGGCAGAAGCAACACACTTCTTGGAAGAGTTGCAATCACGGAGCATTGACAAAAGTACCATTGTGGCTTGTGACGTGGAAGCTAGTGGACTAAGCACTGACGAAGCAACACTCACGAGTGAGTTAGCTGCGTTCTTCAAAGTCTTAGCCGATGCCGGGTATTCAAAGACATGTATCTATGCCTCTGAATCATGGTTTACCAGTGGCAGATTTACCTTTGCAGATACCGGGGCAGTTTATCGTTGGGTTGCCGCATGGGGATCAACGAAGCCAACCACGTGTGATGCTTGGCAATCCGCAGACACCTTTAATGGGCTTAGTTTGGACACTGATTACAGCTACAATGAAGCCTTTGTCTAATAGTAGAAAGGAGAATAAAAGTGTCACAATATCGAGATTTTACGCATATTGAGACGGTCAATACGATTGATCAGTCGAAGTTATCCGCGGAAGTATTACAGCTGGCTACATGGATATCTAACAAGGCTTACGGTATAGACGTGCGCGAAGCCCTTGTCCGAGCAGTTGAGACAATCGGTGCGTTAGAACATGATTATGATGATGGTGTCAATTATCTACGGAAACTTCAAGTTGATGCGACGATTGAAGACATCAAGACCATGCTTGAGGCAATCAAAGACACGCCAGTAGCCAGTTTACAAGCAGAACTTAATAATTATCTCACGATTGCTAATCAGTTAGCAGTCACCGTGAACTTAACTAGTACCGATGGTGAACAACCATATTTTACGGGAACTATGTATACCTATGGTTTTGGGGTGCCACAAGAGGCTGATAAACCAGCGGGTGGCCAAGAAACTTTTCAGATTCACGTGAAAACTAATGCGATTGGCAGTCGCAACTACAATTTACTGGTAAATTCGTCAGAGATATTACTGCAAGACAGCGATTTTCAGTTTACCAGTGCCACT